GATCCGGTCAAGGTAAAACGGGCAAAAGACGGCGAAATTAAAAAACTGGTTGAATTTTGCCGTAAAAAGTCAGGAACAATAATAGCAGATCAAAGTATCGGATGGAAGGCTAGTCATATAACAGCGGCGGAGTTGCGTAACAAAGAGTTTCCTCCTGTTCAGTGGGCGGTTGAAGGTTTGATTCCGGAAGGGTTGACTATTCTTGCCGGAGATGAAAAATTTGGTAAAAGCCTTATGGCTATTGATTTATGTCTGGGCGTTGCAACCGGAACGCACTTCATGGGATCAAGAGAATGTAAAAAAGGTGACGCTTATTATATTTCGCTTGAAGATCCTGAACGGCGAGTAAAAGCAAGGATACTCCAACAGAGAGACGATTGGCCTGATACTTTCCATATGTCAACAAGCGTTGAAGGGCCTGATATAAAAACGCTTGTCGAAGTATTTGATGACATAGTGATAAATTATCCTAATACACGATTAATCGTTGTTGATGTTTTAAACCATGTAACGCCTGAAAACCAAAAATCAACAATTTCTGATTACCAATTCACAAATAAATTTCTTCAACCATTACAAAAATGGTCAAATTCAAATCATGTAGCGCTTGTGATGATTACACACAAACGCAAGGAATCAATAAGCAATGGAGATAATCCGTTCAACGGGATTATGGGATCAAAAGCGATAGCGTCAGCGGCGGATACGTTGATTATGGTTGCAATTAATTATGCAAAAAAAGATATGCTAAAGAATGATCAGACATTACCAGATGGTTTTTTATACATAAAGGGACGCGAAATGGGGCGGGAAGACTTTGCGCTGGAATTTGATGCTGAAGCTTTAAAGTGGGTTTTTGCGCACGAGAAACAAAACAAGGAAATTGGGAATTTGAATTGGTTAATGATAACAGATTCGCTCAAAACGCAAAAACGAACCCGTAAGGAAATCTCAGAAGTGACGAAAATCAACCGGGCGACGGTCAAAACCTGTGTCTGGAGGATGAAAAAGAAGGGCTTACTTGACGAAGACCAAGATGGGAAAATATACATTCCTGGCTATAAATATAATGAACCGAAGGCGGCTCGCTGGTAGTGCCTATATATACTGAACCCTGAACCCATATACATAAAAAAGGACTTAAACACTTGAATACACTAAATAAAGAGTCGGGTTCACTTTTGGGTTCAACTGCTAAAAACAGTGAAGCCGTCTATACATATTTGAACCCGGATTCACTTTATCATCTTGGGTTCACTATGGGTTCACTATCAAAAAAGGAGATACATCAATGATGCCTTATACTTATACAAAAACGGGTTCACGGGTTCACATATTCTTTTTATTCTTCTCTCAAACTCTTTTTATATATATTTTAATGGATAAGGGAAAAAAGTCAATAATATCAAGTAGTTAAAAAATAACAATAATATTATATAGTTATGTTGATATGTAATGAAATCAATTAGTTCGACATCCAACACCGCCGCCAAGGAAGAGATAAGAAAAACATTGAATAAAATCAAATACTTGAGAAATAATGTAATAAAATCGAATACTTACCGGAGGCATAATTTACGGAGGTTGGGAAAATGACTATACCAGAACAAATTGAGATTGAGTGCCAGAACCTGGCCGAAATGCTCAAAGCGAAAAACAGACAGTATGGGAATAGTTTTGCGGATCCAGTGCGGATTTTCAGCCGGGTGAGTCCGGAAGAAGGACTGCGGATCAGGATTGACGACAAGCTCTCGAGGATTGCCAGAGGCCAGGACGCCGGGGAAGATACGATTTTGGATTTGATCGGCTATCTTGTGCTTTTGAGGGTGTTGCATAGGGCAGGGGATAAAAGTTGACCCACGAACCACGCAGGCGATCAAAATATTGTTGACATAGTAAGAGGATTTGCGCATATATCATAAGAGCGCGATAGAATGTGAACACATAAGGAGGCGCATTGTCAAAAGCGGATAACATAAAAGAGCTGCCCTGCAAGGCGTATTACAGGCCGGATGAAATAGCCGACTACTTTTCAATCCCGATTAAAACGCTGTACAACTGGATTGCCCAGGGCAGGGTGACTGCTATCCGACCGGCAGGGAGCGCACTATTGAGAATTTCACGGGAAACCGTGGAGTTGATGAAACTGGAGGCGAATGAATGAAAATGCAATACCGCAAGTTGACGGAAATTAAGAAGCTGGAGGGGAATCCCCGCATCATCCGGGATAAGCAGTTTAAGACGCTCTGCCAGTCCATCAAAGACAACCCGAAATATTTTGAGGCCCGTCCGGTTATCCTATCCAATCGCACCGGGGAAATGGTCATCATTGCCGGGAATCAGCGGTATGAGGCGGCTAAATCCCTGAAGCTGAAGGAAGTGCCGACGTTCCTGATTGAAGGGCTTGACGAGGCCAAAGAACGCGAAATCATCATCCGCGACAATGTTTCAAACGGCGAATTTGACTGGGATTGTCTTGCAAACAGTTGGAGCGACTTGCCTTTGGTAGAGTGGGGGGTGGATTTGCCGGAGGATTGGCTGACCGCACCCGCTGGCGAGCCTGCCGATGCTGAACCTCAGGTGGATAAGGCGGAGGCATTGAATAAGGTCTGGAAATGTGAGACCGGGCAGCTTTGGCAAATAGGCCAGCATCGCCTCCTTGTAGGCGACTCCACGAAAAAAGAGGACGTGGAGCGGGTTATGGGGGGCGAGAAGGCGGAATTATTATTTACAGATCCGCCCTATGGCGTTGAAGTCGTTGGGAGTGCCGGGAATATAGGCGGAGATACTAAAAACGCGAAAGCAGGGAAATATCATGCCGTCATTGGAGACGACAAGCCCTTTTCCCCTGCCCACCTTTTCGATTTGGCTGACTCCTTGATAATTTGGGGCGCTAATTATTTCTGTCTTGCTTTGCCGTCAATCGGGCAATGGATAGTGTGGGACAAAAACCGCCCTGATGGAACGACCTTCAGTGAATGCGAGTTGGCATGGACAAACGGAAAAGGGATAGCCATTAAGAAATACAAATGCACATGGGATGGCTTTCACCGGGAAGGGGAAAGCGGCGCAAGATTCCATCCAACCCAAAAACCAACAAAACTCACGGAAGATATTTTGAACGACTTTGGCGGCGATATTGTCATTGATCCATATTTGGGTTCCGGCACCACAATGGTCGCCTGCCAGAACCTTAACCGAAAATGCAGGGGAATTGAGATTTCTCCAGCATATTGTAGTGTTATATTACAGAGGATGCACGATGCGTTTCCGAATATCGAAATTAAGAGGCTTCCCTAATGCCGAAAAATCTTGATAATTACCTTGCAGACCGCGCCTTGACGCGCTCCAAAATATCAAATAAACATTCCCTACAGTTCCCTACAGTCCTCGTTTTTTTTTAATTGCAGTGGTATCCTGTAGCCGTGGTGAAAGCTATGGTGAAGAAGAAACCGGCTAAGCCGGGCCGTAAAGCGGCTACATTCGATTACGCTAAGATTGAGCAATTCGCGGGGCTTGGATTAGATCGAGTCGAAATAGGCAAGGCGCTTGGATACGGGCAGACCACGTTCTTTAAGCACAAGCGCAATGACCCGAAAATTGAAGAGGCAATTCTTAATGGCCGGGCGAAATTCAAAATCAATTTATCAACCATCCTCTACCAGCAGGCGAAGAACGGCAACGTATCAGCGGCTATATGGCTCGACAAGACACGCTGCGGAATGCGTGAAACAATCGAGGACAGCAACAAACAACCCTTGCCATTGGTGAGCTTCAGGGATGAACCCTAGCGGCCTGACAAACAATCAGAGAGTAGTTGCGGAAAGCGGGGCGCGTTTCCGCGTTTTAGCATCTGGCCGTCGGTTTGGTAAAACCTACCTTGCCATTTATGAGCTTCTTTTCCGGGCCGCAAGAGTCAATCAAGTCGTTTGGTATGTCGCGCCGTCCTACCGTCAAGCAAAACAAATCAGTTGGAAAATGCTCAAAGAAGCCATTTCCGCATTACAGTGGACGGCGAAATATAACGAGTCCGACCTATCCTGTTATCTTGTAAGTTCCGGTTCAACCATCGCGCTGCGTGGCGCTGAAAACTATGATTCTCTCCGTGGCGTGGGTATCAACCTGCTTGTCATGGATGAGGCAGCCGACATTAAGCAAGAAGCCTGGACTGAAGTTTTAAGGCCGACGCTATCCGACACCGGCGGGAAAGCCTTTTTTATCGGCACGCCCAAAGGCCGGAACTGGTTTTATGATCTGTATATGCACGGCAAGGACAATGTGCCGGGCTGGGAATCGTGGCAATTCACCACGGTAGAGGGCGGCAATGTTCCGCCAGAGGAAGTCGAAGCGGCAAGGCGCGACCTTGACGAATTAACCTTCGCCCAGGAATACCTTGCCAGCTTCGTTAATTTTGAAGGACGGGCCTATTATCCGTTCAGTTATGAAACCCATTGTAACCCACTGGCTTATGATCCGTTGAAAGCCATTGCCTTATGCTTTGACTTCAACGTTGAGCCGGGCGTGTGCGCGATAGCACAAGAGCAAAACCTTCCAAACGGCATTGAAGGCACCGGGATTATCGGAGAGGTTAACATTCCCCGCAATTCAAACACGCCTGCCGTATGCCGCAAGATCATTGCCGACTGGGGCAAGCATCAAGGCCGGGTGATTTGTTACGGCGACGCGACGGGCGGGGCCAGAGGCACGGCACAAGTTCAAGGCTCTGATTGGGATCTGATCCGGCAGGAATTAAAGCCGGTATTCGGGGAGCGTTTGGCGTTCCACGTGAAATCAGCAAACCCCCGCGAGAGGGCGCGAGTAAATGCCGTCAATTCGCGGCTAAAAAGCACCAGCGGCGATATTCGCCTGATGGTGGATAGCAAGAAGGCCCCCCACGTTGTGCGCGATTTTGAGGGCGTTCAGTTGTTAAAGGGCGGATCGGGTGAGATAGACAAGAAGGCGACGCCGGAGTTAACTCATATTACGGACGCCATTGGTTACTATGTTGAGTACTGTTACCCGCAGACGGCACCCATGACCCGAATTAAACTGGCAGGAACTTAAATGAGCAAAGTTGACTCGCATCACCCCTTATATGATTCCATGTCGGATTCCTGGCAGAGCTGCCGGGATTGCGTAGCAGGCCAAAAGGCTATTCACGCAGCGGGCGAAAGATACCTACCGAAGCTGACCGATCAGACGACGGATGATTATCAGGCATACAAGACCCGCGCTCAGTTCTTTAATGCCACATGGCGCACTATCAGCGCATTATCCGGCATGATCTTCCGGCGCCCCCCGGTCATTGACGTTGCGCCGTCCGTTGAGCCATATCTGGATGACGTTACCATGTCCGGCATTTCGTTCCATATCCTCGCGCAGAGGGCGACGCTTGAAGTCCTGACTACCGGGCGCCTGGGTATCCTCGTTGACTACCCGCAGCAATCCGTGGAGGGAATGACTTTAGCCGACGCGCAGAAGCTGAACCTCAGACCGTCGATGAACACCTATCCGGCAGAATCCATCATAAATTGGAGAACGGGCAGGGTAGGCAATCAAAACGTCTTGACGCTGGTGGTGCTGACCGAGGAAGCCGCGCTGGAAGGCAACGAGTTTGAGCATAAGACCGAAACGCGTTACAGGGTGCTTGACCTCTTTAATGGCGCTTACCGCGTCCGGGTATTTCGCATTGACGACAAGGGCGAAGATGAACAGGTGGGCGGCGATATATTCCCGGTCATGTCCGGCAAGCCGCTTGATTTCATCCCGTTCTATTTCATCGGCGTTGATGACACCACGCCGGATATTGATGATCCACCGTTGAATGACCTCATTGACCTGAACCTTGACCACTACCGGCTTGACGCTGATTACAAACACGGCTTGCACTTTACCGGCCTGCCAACGCCCGTTGTGTCCGGCTACACGCGAGAGAACGAGAACGAAAAGCTCTATGTCGGCAGTTCGTCGGCTTGGGTGTTTCCTGATCCACAGGCAAAGGCGACTTACCTTGAATATACGGGAACCGGCCTCGGAGCCATTGAGAAAGCCAAAGCAAGCGACGAACAAAACATGGCAATACTAGGGGCGCGTCTTCTGTCCCCTGAAAAGAAGGCAGTTGAGACGGCCCAAACAGCACAAATCCACCGCGCTGGGGAATCAAGTATCCTGTCTGCCATATCAAGCACAATTTCGATTGGTTTGACCAAAGCATTAAACACCTTCTGCGAGTGGGCAGGTTCGCCGGGTGAATGGTCTGTTGTGCTGAACGATGAATTTATGCCTCCAGAAGTGACCCCGCAGGAATTGGCAGAATGGCTCAAGGGCTGGCAGATGGGCGCCCCCGGCTTCAGCGACCAGGGGCTTTTTGATTTGCTTCAGAAGCGCGAAATGGTGTCCTCGGATGTTACCTTAGAGGATGAGCAGGAACGGATTGCAAGTAAGGCTCCCTCGTTGATGGATGGTGAAGAGTGAAGAAATCCGACATTGCCATTGCAGACGCTATATTAAGCAACGCTATCCGCATTGAACGCTTTACGGCAAGCGAGAAAAAGAAGCTGTTTAAGGTGTTTCTGCAAATGCAGACCGAGCTAAAGGCGAAGCTGGCAAACGGATATACGCCTTACGAAAAGCCGCGCCTCACGAAGCTCTTGAAGGATTGCACGGCTATTATCAATACCTTTTACGGCGGCATACAAAGCGAGTTCGATTATGTCGGATTAGCCAAAGCAGAAGCCGCAGCGACGCAGACCGCCATTGCCTCAATAGGGCTTGAAGCGTCCCTACCCACGGCGGCTGTCCTGAAGGCTATGGTATCGGATTCGCTGATTCAGGGCGCACCGTTGGCCGAATGGTGGGAGAAAATGGGCGCGGACACTGCCTTTAAATTCAGCGCACAGGTAAGACAAGGCGTAGCACAAGGGGAAACCTTACAACAGGTCATCACGAGGATTGTGGGCAGCAAGAAGAAGGGTATTGTCGGCATCATGGAAATATCGCACCGCCACGCCTCCACTTTGGTTCACGATTCCATCATGCAGATTGCCAACGATGCGAGAATGGCGACTTACAAGGAAAACGCGGACATCATGAAGGGCTTTGAATGGCTGGCAACGCTTGACGGAAACACCTGTATTGAGTGCATGGCCTACAGCGGCGCACAATGGGATATGGAAGGCAAGCCAATCAAGGGCGACCTGCTGTTAAAGAACCCGCCTTTGCATCCTAATTGTCGCTGTGTTCTGACTTCAATCACGAAGACGTACAAAGAATTAGGCCTAAACATAAACGAAATGCCTCCCGGCACCCGCGCTTCTGACTTAGGGCAGGTTCCGGCGGATATGTCGATGGATTCATTTTTACGCAGACACGACACTGAATACCTTAACGACCTGCTTGGCCCCGGACGGGCGAAGCTCTTTCAGGACGGCAAAATCACCTTGCGGCAACTGGTGGACGGCACAGGAAGACCGCTCAGGCTTGATGAATTGAGGAAAGCGGCATAGCCGGTCAATGACCGGTCAACGGGTAACGCCCATAACCACTCCAAAGGAGAACAGATCATGGAAGAAAAAGAAGTAAAGGAAAAGATTGAGGCGGCGGTTGCTGAAGCAACTGCTGGTTTAGTTGCAAAAAACCAGGAGTTACTTGGCAAGGTTAAGAAATTACAGAAGGATTCACAGATTGACCCGGCTGAACACGCGGCGCTTCAATCCGAACTGGACGCAACGCAGGCAAAGCTCGCGGAGGCGACCAAGGCACTGAAGGCGGCGAACACCGAGGCGGAAAAGGTCAAGAAAGCTTTTGAGGGCGAATCGAAGCTCACGCACCGGCTGCTTGTCGAGAACGGCCTGACGGACGCCTTGACCAAATCGGGCGTGACAAACCCCGTCCATTTACGTGCTGCGAAAGCGATGCTTTCCGGGCAGGTTCAGTTAGTCGCTGAAGGCGACAACCGGATTGCCAAAGTTGGCGACAAGGCTCTTGCCGATTACGTTGGCGAGTGGGCCAAAGGCGAAGAGGGAAAGTATTTCGTCGCCGCGCAGCAGAACGGTGGAGGCGGAGCGCCGGGAGGCGCCGGCAAGGGCGGCAATGTAAAGTCATTGACGCGGACGGCCTTTGACGGCCTGGATGTGGCGGCTAAAAGCAAGTTCATTGCCGACGGCGGAACGGTGACAGACTCAGCCGCTTAAAGCAGTTCGCTCTTTAAAAATATGAGGTAATGACCGGGCGCAAAGCGTACC